TAGGATGCGCGCCTCGATCTGCGACGAGTCACTGTTGATAACGTAGTGCTTGGGCGGTGCCAGCACAGCCTTCTTCAGCGCCTTCTTTTTCTTGTCGCGACTCGGCAAGTTCTGGAAGTTTACCGATTCCGATCCTGCCCATCGTCCGGTATGCGCTCCGTAGTACTTAAGCGGAATTGGAATCCGTCCCTTGTTACGCGCACCGATACCGATGAACCGCTCGATGCGGGACTCCTCAATAGTTGATTTAGTTCCAAGTCGGACAGCACAGAGTTGCTGGATGAACGGGTCTTCGTGCTCTGTAAGCGTGATGAACCCCTCGTCGTTTTTGGCGAGCGCATAGGTCTCCTTGCCCGTTGCGGGGCTAGTCTTGAGCGGCGGCTTGATGCTATGTTCTTCCAAGATCTGTGCAAACTGTTTGTTACTAGCCAACTTCTTACGGACTTCTTCCTCATCAGCGGCAGTGAGCGCAGTCATCAGCCCCTGTAGGAGCGTAGCCTTCTCTTGCTTGACTTCTTCAAGCCGCTCGACCAGCAAGCCATCATCGACATGCAGTACGGGCTGCGTATACATACGCAGGGTCGTGTCGATTAGATCTAATTCAGATTGAGGAAAGTTATTGACCAAGCGATCGAAGAGAGCATAAGTAAGCTCAACATCGTTAATGCAATAATCTCCATACTTCGCCAAATCTTCCGCCGCAAAGTCTTCCCGTCGTTTACCCAACGCACTGACAACCTCCGTACCTTTCTCACCAAGTTTGTAACGGACAACGAGCGCAGATAGCGACCCGCCCGCGTCCACGCCATGAATCGCCCGCGCCATGCAGAGCGTGTCGAAATAGTAAGCGGGCACGATGCCGTACCTAAACGCGAGGATCGCCCCATCAAACTGGGCGTTATGGCACAGGAGCGCGGACTCCGACCAGTTAATCTGTTTAAGTTCGTCCTCGATGTTCTCTGTGATCCACCGAGTCTTGCCATCATCTACCTTGACCCCGACCCCAATCACTTGGAACCGTGCGTCATTGACGTACTCCTCGGTCGTAGACTTGGTAAGGCTGAAATCCTTGGCGTAATACGTTTCAAAATCAAGTGTAATAAAACTCATCACTTACTCTTTTTGTTTCGTAACTTGGCGTTCTCACGACGCAGATGTTTAATCTCATCCGCACATCGCTTGAGCAACTGTCCGACTACTATGTATTCCAACTCTGTAGTAATAGTGTTTATGTCGTCAGCGGCGTCTTCACACCACGACAGGACATCCAGTATATCCTCTCTTTGCCAATCACTGGGTGACATCACGACCACCCTTTGGGTGCGTCAGCATCAGCAATACTGAACTGCAATTCATCCCGGCCATTCGGCAGAGTTACGTTACGGAAGCCCACGATCTTGAACTGCCATGCAGTCTCTTGCGGGATGCCCAGTTCGCGTCGAACGTCCTGCATAGCATCGGCAAACTCCGGGTGATAGGTCTCTATCTTCTCTGCTTCTGCCAATAGTTTTTCAGCGGCGTTACGTAGGTTTGTCATTTCCATCTCCTTCTGTTTTCTTTCCAATGCAGCATCCGGTGGCAGTTGGCGCAGAGTGGAATACACTTCTCTTCTGCTTCTCGTATTGCCAACGAGTATTGTCTGCGGTTAATTAACTGCGGTATTGATCTCTTCTCAAATCGAATAACGTGGTGGAAGTCAAGCACGGCAGGGTGCGATACCCCGCACTTTGTACAAGACTTACTCGACTTGTACTCCTGCCATTTGGCTCGGTACTCTTTCTTTCGTGCCTTTCCTCGCTTGATTATTAGTGCTTTGTTCTTGGCGTACCACTTTTGTGAGTACTCTTTGTGCTTTGCTTTCCTTATCTTCGGGTCTTTGTATGGCATTTTCTTTCATTTTCTCGGCGCGTTCTTTCATGATGATGTAATCGTAGCGTTTAACGCCCCGGCGCAACATATGTGAAAGAGTGTTTATATTCATGCCCCACTTCTTTTCTAATTGAGAAAGTGTAGGAGTACATTCGTGTATACGCCTACACTCTAACGCTTGCTTGTACTGCTCGATAGTAAGTTTCGGGTACTTACTCATTGTCGATCTCCCGTTCTCTACGCATACGCATAGTTACAACTTCTTTCTTCAAGATCTTGGAACGACCTTCTCGGGTCATAGAAAGATTAAGCAGTTTGCCATAATCCAAATCCAACATGTCACAGATCCAGCGCATAGATCCTACGTCCGTGCGATCCGAGAACACCCAGTCAATCGCTGGTCTGCGCTCGGTATGTGAGTCGATATCATTGATCGCTTGGTATATCACGGTTGCCCACAACGCTATGTATCCTTCGTCGTTTCGATCTGCGCCAGTCACTTATTCAACCTCATAAGACGTACACTCTTGCCTGTCTCATCACAGAAACTTTTAACCCACACCTTTCTGCTTGGGCGCAACACGGTCTTGCCGCAATGTTTGCAATAATATTTGCTCATTTGTAACCCCTCTCTCGGATAACTGACGCGCAATCTAAAACAGCAACATTCCATTCGTACGCGTTCTCTCGATCTTCAAGTTCCTCACAAGCCCTTGCGCACGCCTCGCGTTCTTCGACCTCAACTCGTGCAACCAATCGCTCCAACTCTTCTTGGGTGATCACCCAGAACCCGTCGTGCCAAGCATCCACTTTGTCCTTGTCGCAGACTTCCCGCAGGATGCGGATGGTTTCTTCGCGGGTCATTTGTCGCCCCTCGCTCGGATGGAGGCGGCGCATTGATCAGCGGTCAAATCCGCACGACCGGGATGCTCTAGCACTAACTCATCACACAACTTTGCACAAGCCTCGCGTTCTGCGGCCTCGGCGCGGGCGACCAATCGCTCCAATTCGTCTTGAGTAATCGCCCAAAACCCATCGTGCCAAAGGTCAAAAATTCGTTTATTCACATCTTGACCTCAAAAACGCCAATTGTTCATCTGTTAAGGCGTGACTCTGCTCAATAAACAATCTATTAATTCTTATTCCTGTTAATTTCTCTATCATACCCACGTGTATAAATTTGTATTGAGTCTTACCTAATTCAATAAGCATATAGGAAGAACGATTAATTTCATCACCAAGAAAGTTTAACATCTCACGAAACTTTACTTCTGCTCTTTCATGAGTAGGATAAATTAAAACAACCGTTTTCATTCTTCACCTCCGAGATGATTCTTTACATCCTTCACTGCCCCTGCCCCCATTTGAACTCGCCAGTTTTATAATCGTAGCCACCGCAGTTTTGTTGAATTGCATTGTGAATATAAGTGCGGGACGCAAGCGCGTAGCCAAGCCACATACCCGTAAATGCTGCCGCTATGACAGCACTTGCTATCCATGAATCTTTAATCATACCGCCCCCATGCCGAATGATTTCATCAGCAAAGCACCGAACAGTACGCCAAGCAGAAACAAAAACACTTCAGCCACGATTAGTACCTTCTCGTCACGATCTTGGGCATGACGCAATTCGTGGATCGTATCTTCCAACTGCTTCATCTCACGATTCTTCCGATCCATCGCATACTCATAGATACGATGTCGTTCTTCCTTGCTCATAGGTAATCCCGCCCATGTCTACGGCAGTTCCAGTTAGGCGGCTCGCTAACGTACCGCCACTCCTCGCGCTCCTGCTTCTTCAGTTTGCGCCACATATCAACTAGGAAAAACATCCATCTCATGCTCGTTCCCTCGTAGCAATCTCGCGCTCCAAGTACCACTTGGCCTTACGCAAGTCTTCCAACGGGTCACCCTTCTTACCTGCGCGGCTCACGTACTTGATCACGTTGCCGAGTCGGTAATTAAGGTCTTTGGCTTCGATGAAATCGATAGTCTCAATCCCACCGGTTTTGTAGTGCGGGGGATGGTTCACAAGATCGGCACCGACCACGTGATCTTTGGGGAGTTCAACCCAGTCTTTATCCAACGCCTCAATCTCTTCCTTGGTGAACCGACGCGCATGAAAGTTAACAAGATTGTCAAAATCTTTGTGCATTTTACGCACGTTCTCTTCAGATTCATTCACAAGTTTCAGCGCGGGCTTCAAGTGCTTGGGCTGAACGAACAACTTCGTAGGCTTCTTATGCAACTTGGTCGATCTTGCTTCATCCGCTCTTTCTTTTTCCAAAGCGTCTAGCGCGGTCTTCATCTCTTTCACCGCCGCAATGATCTTGGACGGCTTCTTCTGCATCGTGCGCTTCATCACTTCCCTGCGGCTCTCGCTCTCCTTCTTGATCTCGTACTTGGTCGTGTGCACGTGAGCCGGAGTCACGTTCAGTTTCTTTGCAATCTCTGTAGCCGACAGTCCCTTGTTGAGGAACCGACGAATCTTGTTCTTGATAGTCATGTCTCTAACTCCTTGCGTAGGGTCTCTACGTTTGTTTCATCTATGACGAGAGCGCGCCCACCAGCCTCTCGGATCTTCTGCATCGCTGACTCTTGCAACGCCGTGGGTTTATTACCTTTTGCCTTCGTCTCAATTGCGAGGAATTGACCTCGTATGCAGACCAAGAAGTCGGGCGTACCAGCGTGACCAAACCCGCCACTCACGGGCATGGCGTAGTACGCCCCGACCTCGGCCAGTATCTTCTTAACCTTCGCCTTGACCTTGCCCTCGGGCGTCATGTCGCGGACGTACGTGCGATGAACCGCATCTCCAACAAGTCCGTCGTCGCTTCGATCTCTCCGGCCAGACGGTCGCTGTCCATGCGCTCAAACGGTTCCCACGGGGTGACGTACTCGTTCGGCTTGCCCGACGCCACCAACTCGACGACCTCGGCGTAGTCCCAGTCTCGCGGCCACGCGCTCAAATAGATGTCGAGCGAAGTCTCTTGATATTTATTCACTGCAACCTCTCCAAAGTTTAGCGATATCTGTTCCCAAACAGCCTCGGTCATGTCTCAACCCTCCCAACGACGGACGGACACGCACACCTCGTCTGCGTAGCGCACGCTCTGCCCATATGGTGTAAGCGGCGCGTCGTCATAGTCCCACTCGTCCTCGTCGTCACAGAATTCTTCTTCCTCAAGCGGCGCGGCCTCGTTGCTCGCCTCGTACCGCTCCTCGGCATCCTTGGCCCACCGAGCGAGCCATCGTTCGGCATCGTGCTCCAGTGCATCTAGCGATTCGGCAAAGTCGGGCTGAACCCAACCCAGCGCGGCGGCACGGAGCAACGTAATACGTTGTGTGATCTCTTTGAAAGTCATTGCTTTGTCTCCAACTGTGATTCCACCAACTCTACTGCACGGACGAAATCGTCAATCGTCGTGGTGAGTTCCTGCATATGCTCTTCCGTACGCAGATCGGCAAGGACTGACCACGTGGTGTCGAGCCAGTTATGGAGTTTCTTTTTAGTGTCCAGAATTGGATGCACTGAATCTAGGAAGCGTAACTCCAACAAGGCGGACGTTAGGAATAAGGCTTCACGTAATTCTTTTACGGATAGCGAAGCGATGACTTCCTTTGCATCTTTAACTTTTTGCTTATCTGTTCGCATAACTGTACCTACTGTGTTGATCGATGACTGAACCATATCACAACTAAAATTGATTGTGTTAACTCTACAAAAATATTTTTGTGTGCCTTTGATCTCCTAGTCTTTAGGCCCGCGATGGCGTAAGACTGCCCACTCAATCGCACACCCGACTGATGCCAAAACGCTACAAACCACTACGATCTGTGCAAAATAAACAACAACATTAATCATACGTCCTCCGCTATCGGCAACCCTGTGACGGGTTTGCCATCGAGATAAATCTCACACCGACCACCGAATGCGGCATCACCACCGTGCTCAACTTTGAACGTCTCGCGGCGTGCGTAGGCGTGCCACTCCTTGCCTGTCATGCGCAACTGCACATTTTTACTGTAGTCGTATCCGTACAACTTGGTGCGCGGCGGGAGTTTTATCAACTTAATCATGTAGTTAGCCCTGCTTTATTCTGAGTCAAGTCCTGCCATATCAGCATCGAACTGCGCGGCTTGCAAGTCATCGGCAGTAAAGTCCTGTGCGATGTCGTACGCCTCGTCCCTCGACTCTAGCCGCTCCTCGTCTGTCATGTTTTTATAGTTATCCAGTGCCACTCGCATCCACGCAATGCCGAAAGCCTCGTGCCATGACAGTGCGGGTGTTGTCGGATCGAATGTAGTCTTTGTGTGCGGCTCTCAACAGATCGCCCAAATATTTAGCGGCTTGTTCAGTCTCCGCATACAAGAGGCAGTCAATGCGCTCGATCACATGCACTTCTTGATTGCCATCATAATGTGAACTCATCTCGCCAATATAAAACTTAATCATCTCATTCACTCCGTGTTCATCACTCACACTTGTACTATATGCCTAAATAAAAATAACACAATTAAATCGTGGGTCGCGTTCATCATGCGGTTAGGCCCGCGATGGCGTGCCGCGCTTCAAAGAATTCCCTAGGCCCGCGATGACGTGCCCACTCCCCAAACCAAACTGCGCCATGCCCGCGATGGCGTCCGCCCGATACCAGTGCTGGGCGCGAAGCGACCAGACAAATAAATAGTTGCGAAGCGAAGCAAAGCGAAGCGTAGCAACACATTGCTCTTGGCTGGGAGCGAAGCGACCAGACAAATACATTGTCACGAAGTGACACATTTACGAAGTAAAACCAATTGTCGCGAAGCGACACATTGTTTCCGAGCGAAGCGAGGAAAAATTTTTTTAGCCGAGCGAAGCGAGGCTAAAAAAATTTTTTAGCCTAAACCAAGATACCAGTGCCCGATACCAGTGCCTCGATGTCCCCGCCCGGTACCAGCCGGGCGGGGGGTTGTCGTTACCGATCTAGACGGTACAGAACGAAAGCGGTGAGCGTGCAGAAAAACGCTCCCACGATTGCACCTAGCGGCGGCACCAGCGCACCAACGATTGCGCCTATTGCCAGCCCGATTAAAAAGGCTTTCATTTGTTGGCCGTGAGTCCTTCGCTGGCGAACCACTCCTCGATGATCTCGACGGCGAACAGCGGGTCGCGTAGCACTACCGGCAAAGATTCGCCCGGGGCATAGTCCTCGATCTCGTCTACAAGCGCGGCGGCTTTGGCGGGCGTGTCCTGCACCCACTGATCGAGCGTCCCCCGGATAAAACAGTTTCGGGCGGCGCGTAACAGGGATGGCAGACTCGCCTTCGACGGTTTGATCGCGGTCGGTTTTGCCGTGGGCTTCGTCGTGATCTTGGCGGGCTGGCGCGTGGTGTAATCCCGGTCATACCCGTAGCCGTAGCCGTAGCCGTACTCATAGTCGTAAGCGTACCGGGTTGTCGAGACGGTGCGCGGTGCGGCGTGGTACTTATGCGCCGGCCAAGCGTAGGTGTTGCTCAACCATGCGCCTTCGAACTCGATCCCCGCTTCGCGGTTGATGATGATGGCATCACCGCTCGATGTCATCAGTCCGAACTTGTTTGACCGTCCGATCATCGAGCCTATGAACGTCTGCCACTCCGGTCGCTGGATGATCTCCGGGTTATGCTCGGCGGCGGGCTGGATGACGTTGTGTATGAAGTGCCATGTGTCCGAGCGCGTCACGTCGGCGTCGTTGCCACTGGACAGGACACCATTGTGTGCCAAGTAGATACTGTCGGTCACGCGATACGGGTGGCAGTTGTCGATGTCGATGTCCCCGTGCGTCATCATGCGAGCGTGCCAGATACACTTACGGCCAGCGGCGTGGGCGTTGTAAAAGTCGATAAACTCGGCGGCGGTCGTGGGCAGAGTTTTATAGACGTGCAAGCGGCCATTCTCGGCATACATGATGCCGAGCCCGTCGCGGTTCTGGGCGTAGACGTCGGACAGAAAGCCAGCGTCGAACGTGACGGCGGCGGGTTGGTGAACTAACAGGCACATAGTCTGATCTCCTCGGGTTGTGAAATTTAAGCGGCGACGTCGATCGCGAAGGTGCCAGCGGTGCGCTGGTTTACATAGTCGCGCATGATCTTGGTGTCCTCTGGGATGTTCGCGGCGCACCAGAGCAAAAACGTGCGCGGGTTCATCTCGATCGACGTGGTTTCGGGGCGGGCGCAGAAAGCCAGCAGGGCGTGAGCGAATTCGGCGGCGGCGATCACTGCGTCGTATTTCAAAGAGCCGCGAAAAAGTCTGAACTCGATCGTGTTGCGCGGCGTCAAGTTGATCGCCTCGTAGCGGTCGGCGGGCAAGTGTGCAGTCTCGGGGTCTTTCTCCACGATTTTGCAGTAGCCGGTGTTATACCGGCGGGCGAGTGCCATCACGAACGAATCGTTGCGCGGATCGTTCACGAAAGTTACGGCGCGGCCTATCGTGATGTTCGTCAATCCGGCGCGTGAGACGTGGACGTGCAAGCCGCACGTCGTGGTGCGGTGCGAGCGTAGGCCGGCGGTGTTCTGCGGGTGTTTTAAAAAGTCGAACGTCTCGCGGATCATCGGTAGGGACATGGGTTGCGTGATGATCTCAAAGCCGTTGGTCAACGATCCGTCACGCTCAAAGAACAGCCGCTCGCCTACTCTGCCGCCGTTTGCGGTGTCGTTGATCTTGCGGGCGATGGGGCGCGGGTCGCATTCCGGTGCTTCGACTTCTAACTCGATCCCCATGTGGCGATTGTGCTGGCGTGTCCAGTCGTCATGGATTGGCGCGAAAAATTCTTTACTTGAGTGATAAGCGCGGATCACTCGGCGCGAGGTGTAATCGACGTGCGTGTAGGTTTCGAGGTCGTCATTCCATTCGAAGTCGTCGTCGTTGTCCTCTACCGTTGCATCGTTTCCGTGTGCGTCGATGGCATCACGGGCGTTGTTGCGGTGAATGTATTCCTCGTAGTAGTCCGAGAACACGTAGTTGTCGTCGAGACATGAGGCGCAAATTTCAGTTCCTCCGCGAACTGTCGTGCGCGTCGGGTACGTGTGCAGTTCTTCGCAGTCGTCGCAAGTGAACGTCCGGGCGTGGCGGTTCACGATCCGCTCGATGTACTCGCGGTCGCTGGCGGTCGCGGACGGGTAGTCGTCGGTGAGTATGTTCTCGATATACATCGTGCCGATGTCGCGCCCGGTGTTCCGGCGGTGGTCGATCGTGTGCAGAATGTTGGGCGAGTACACGTCACGGTTCGCGGTGTCGCTGGCGATGCTGGCGGTGACATTGATGCAAGCCGTTGCGAGGTCGAGGTCTGCTTGCGAGGTTGCGTTGTTCGCGGCGGTTAGAAGCCGCTCGTAGAATTTCATCCAGCGGTTGAACTCGTCGGCGTCTCGCTCCCAGTCGTTGGTCTCGCAAAGTTGGTTGACGGTGCGGGCGATGAGGGAAGCGCGGCGCGCTGGGTCGGTGAGGACGTTGCGGAAATATGCGATATTGATCATTGCGTTTTCTCCGTGTCGGGCGGGATGCCCGGATCACTAGAATAGTACAAGCGAGGAAATAGTACAACCAAAAATGACGGGGGCGGCGCGGCCTCGATCTAGTACCGCAAGGGATCGCGCCATGTCCGGGGTCGGCTGGGCTGGGTGCGGATTGCGTCGGGCTAGGCTGGGTCGGGTCGGCGGCGTGCTCGATGTCGGGCGCGGTTAGTCCCGCGAGCCGGGCGGCGGCGGTTCCTCTTTCTCGCCAAACCAATGCTAGGCCGTTGCTATGACGATGAGGCGAGACACTTGCCTACACATAACTATTGCTATGTGGCAACGCCGAACGCGATGGCCTTGTGTAACAAGGCCGAGCAATAAATACATTGTCGCGAAGCGACACATAGTTGGATTACCGAACGGAGTTCGGAAGCGATGTGAGTATAGAAGTGTGAAGATTAGACAACGTTGACTACGAACTCGCCAATATTCTTAATCTTGTTCCAAAATCTGTTCCAGTTGTTCCAAATGTTCCAAAAAACGACTTTGCGTTATTCTTCACTATTTTTGAGATTAGGCGAATGTAAGAGATTGATTTGATTAGATAGATAGATAGTAATAATAATAATAATAATATAAAAAATGATGATGTTCCACGTTTTAGAAAATAGGATAACTTCCACGGAAAGTTTTTATTTGCAAATGCACTGCGTGATCCCCTTCGTCCTTGCCACGTCCATCAAGTTTACCAGCCCCCCTATTTTGTAAAAACTGGAACATTGGAACAAACTGCGTAAGTGCATGATTTACCTAGCAAAAACCTGTTCCAACCAAAGATCAAACTTGGAACAACTTTTGGAACAAGTCTACAAAGTTGGAACAAAGCGCAGACTGTTGCCGAAATACCACTTAAAATAAGACAAGTATCCACAGAGTTATCCACAGCCTCTACTCCGTGCAACAAAGTTCGTACAAAAAATGCAAAGCCAGCCAAAAACACAAAGTCCGATTTCTTGACTTCGTTGACCCCACTCACCCGGCACCCCCCAAAATTTTTAAGGGGGGCCCTGTTCCTTCCCCACACTCGACTTTGCTCAAACAATGCCCAACTTTGCCAAACTTGACCCCCACCCCCTCTATATAGAACACCCCCCGGTTGATGGTACCTAGGTACCCGTATCTACAATGTATATACAAAATCCCGAAGCAGCCCCCAGTGCCGCCCACCGTGCCACCTAGCCCGCATGTACTTCTTCTCGTACCAACTTTGTTGTGACTCCGGGTGGCACCCGATCAATCCAACCCGGCCATGCCGCAGGGCCATCACACCCCCGTTCTGATACCGGGCCACCACCTCGCCTACTTCATTCATTACAGGGCCGTCCCAGAAGAACATATTTTCGCTCGTGGTTACCCCATTTCCCCCAACCCATCCCGCCCGCGCAGTGGTCATGTAGGATCTGCGGATCTCGGCCCCCGGACTCTTTATGTACTGGGCAATTCCTAGCCCCGGTACTAGGTCAAAGTAGCCCGGCCCGGCCCAGTAAGCCCCCATGCAGATACCGAGATACCCCCCACCTTTTTGTACATACAATCTGACATCATCGACCACATCGTGGAACATCTGCGACCATGCATCAGCTTCGCCAACCCCGCCGGGAAACGCGACCAACTGCATGGATTTCATTCGGCGGTAGGTACAGTCCTCGATCCCAAGCAGCTCGATCCGGAACGCGTCCCCCAAAGCCTGCAGCATCCCGATGCAACAATGTGCCGAGGCGTGGGGGTGCTTATGAAAGAGGCCAAGCTTCGGGCGCATAACAGATTTGGCTCCTCGTTGCTATATGTGTTATAAACTTGTCCAAACTTGGGGAGAACCCATGCAAGAGCTTGTTCCTGAAATTGTTTCTAACATTCCGACACCCGGTCAGTCGCAGCGAACGCTGCCAGCACTGAAAATTGCAGACCAGATACGGGTCAAGGCCGTCACGGCTAAAACCATATCCGACCTGACGGGTGAGCCGATCATCGTGACCGAAGAGCAGCAAGCGGCTGCACAGACCGCTGCCCACCAGATGGTCACTAATCCCAAAGCACCACTCGATATTAGTGGGTTTCCGAGTGCCACGATGGCCTACTTGGCCGGACTCGTTGCGCAATCTAACTGCATGATTGTTAAGGACCTTGCGGATCTGAAGCTGTTCGTGGTGAACAACTTGGTTCAAGAGTATGACGAGGCCACAGATCCCAAAATAAGGCTCGCTGCGCTCAAAGCCATCGGTGAAATCGACGGTGTGGACGCGTTCAAGCGCCGTACCGAGACGACACACATCGTCAAACCGATTGAAGAGGTCGAGAAAGAGCTACTTAACGTGCTAGAGGGCATCGAGTACCACGTCGTGGCCGATGACTCGGGAGATAAAAATGGGTGACGTAGTAAATTTTAGTAAGAAAAAGCTCATAATGCCTGAAAATGAGCCGGGTGAAGACCTAGAAAGCGTCTCTATTATGATGTGCGGGCACTGTAACAGCCCGGGGTTCTTCCTTGGCATGGACGGAAGGCTGTTTTGTGTCAATTGTAAGGGTCCAGTAGCTGCCGCATGGCACATAGTAGAGATTGACCCAGTTGCATGACCCTACAACTTACCCCAGATAAGATCCAGAAGCTGCGTGCTGCGCTTCCAGCCATGCCGGATAAAGAAAAACGGCGTGTTGCAGAGCTTTTAAAGCAGTATCAGAGCCAAGTTACACAGGCAAAAGGCAAGGATTCGTTCCTTGACTTCATCGGACACGTCTACCCGGGGTACAAAGTAGGGCCGCACCACCGGAAGTTGGCAAAAATCTTCGAGGACATCGCTGCTGGGAAGAAAAAGCGGGTCATCGTGAACATCGCCCCGCGTCATGGCAAGTCCGAGATGATTTCCTACCTTGCTCCGGCGTGGTTTTTGGGGAAGTACCCGCAAAAAAAGGTGATTATGGCCTCACACACCGCAGATTTGGCGGTGAATTTCGGGCGTCGGGTTAGAAACTTAGTCGGTTCGGAGTCATACCGTGACATTTTCCCACAAGTTGAACTACAAGCTGATTCAAAGAGCGCTTCACGTTGGGGTACGAATTTTAACGGCGAGTATTTCGCTATTGGCGTGGGTGGCGCTCTTGCTGGTCGCGGTGCCGACCTGTTTATTATTGATGATCCTCATTCTGAACAGGAAGCTAAACAAAATCGCGCAGCGGTATTTGAGCCCGCATGGGAATGGTTCCAGTCAGGGCCTGTTCAACGATTGATGCCGGGTGGTGCGATTATCGTGGTTATGACCCGGTGGTCCAAGCTCGACCTGACGGGCAAGATTATTGACCACATGACCCGTGAGGACGGGGCGGATGAGTGGGAGATCGTGGAGTTCCCGGCCATCCTGAACGATAAACCGCTTTGGCCCGAGTTCTGGGATATCAACGAGCTTCTGGCCAAAAAAGCCTCGATGGACGTGCGGTACTGGCAGGCCCAGTACATGCAGCAGCCGACTTCGGAAGAGGGCGCCCTGCTCAAACGCGAGTGGTGGCAGATCTGGGACAAAGAGGGACCCCCACCGTGCGAATTCACAATCATGTCCTTGGACGCAGCCCAAGAGAAGACCAACCGGTCCGACTTCAACGCCCTGACAACGTGGGGGGTGTTCTTCAACGAAGAGACCAACAACTACAACATCATCCTGCTCAACTGCATCAAGGAGAGGCTGGAGTTCCCCGAGCTCAAGTCCCTCGTGTTGGAGCAGTACAAGGAGTGGGAGCCGGACTCATTTATAGTCGAGAAGAAATCAAACGGCGCAGCGCTCTACCAAGAGATGCGGCGGATGGGCATCCCGATCATGGAGTTCACCCCGGGCAAGGGGCAGGACAAAATCAGCCGTGTAAACGCAGTGTCTGATCTTTTCTCTTCAGGTATAGTCTGGGCACCCGACAGGCGGTGGGCGCAGGAAGTCATTGAAGAGTGTAATGATTTTCCCTCCGGGAGCCACGACGACTTGGTGGACTCGACAACCCTAGCCCTGATGCGGTTTAGACAAGGCGGTTTCATCCGACTCCCGAACGACGAGCCGGAGCCGACCAAATGGTTCAAGAGTCATAGGCGAGAAGGGTTTTACTGAGGATTTATTAAATGGCTATCGAAAAAGGTTTGTATGAGGCTCCGCAAGGTTTAGATGCGTTGACGCAGGCCGAACCTGACCTCCAGATTGAAATCGTAGATCCCGAGGAAGTGAATATCGGTATCGACGGTATGATGGTCAGCCTCTCGAAGGCAGAGCCGCGTGCAGAAGACTTTGGGGCCAATCTTGCTGAATACATGAGCGAGAACAAGTTGCAGTCCCTTGCCTCGGACCTACTTGGTGACTACGAGACGGACCTCTCCTCCCGCAAAGACTGGCTCGATACCTACGTCAAAGGCTTGAAGATTCTTGGCATCCGATACGAAGAGCGAACCGAGCCGTGGCCGGGTGCGTGCGGCGTGTTCCACCCGCTCTTGATGGAGTCGGCGGTCAAGTTCCAGTCCGAGACCATCATGGAGACGTTCCCCGCTGCGGGCCCGGTCAAAACCAAAATCATCGGCAAAGAGACCGTCGAGAAGAAAGACGCGGCCATTCGTGTCAGCGACGACATGAACTACCAGTTGACCGAGGTGATGAAGGAGTATCGCCCGGAGCACGAGCGCATGTTGCTCTCGCTTGCCTTGTCGGGCAACGCCTTTAAGAAAGTCTATTTTGACCCGTCACTTGATCGCCAGACGGCGGTGTACATCCCGGCTGAAGACATCGTGGTGCCCTATGGCGCGGCGAACATCGAGCAGGCCGAACGTGTTACGCACCGCATGCGTAAGACCAAGAATGAAGTTGTGAAGCTGCAGTATGCAGGGTTCTATCGTGACATTGACTTGGGTGACCCGGTTCGCACGATGGACGAGGTTGAGAAGCAAAAGGCAGAGGATCAGGGATTTTCGGCATCGATGGATGATCGGTTCCAGCTCCTTGAGATGCATGTAAATATTGATTTACCGGACTACCCAGACGTTGACAAGGACAACAATGAAACAGGAATCGCCCTTCCGTACGTCGTCACGATTGAAAAAGGCACAAGCACAATTCTCGCAATCCGACGCAACTGGAACGAAGACGACAAGCTCAAAACCAAACGACAGCATTTTGTCCATTACGGTTATATCCCCGGATTTGGTTTCTACTACTTTGGACTTATCCACCTCATTGGCGGACATAGCAAAGCTGCCACGTCACTTCTTCGACAGCTTATCGACGCGGGAACGCTTAGC